ACATTGACCACGTTAATCGCGTGATTGAATGCGCTATTCAACTACATAGTGTATGGGAAAAAATGGGAGCCGATATTACTACATATACTATAGAAGAATTAGTATTTGCTGCTATTAATCATGATTTAGGTAAAATGGGGGATGGTGTTGAATATTCTCATATACCTTCTAAAGATGAATGGAGAAAGAAAAATATGGGTGAAATGTATCAATTTAATAAGAAAATTGCTTATATGTCAGTTCCAGATAGATCATTATTTTTATTATCCCAAGCAGGTATTAAATTAACATATAATGAGCATTTAGCTATTAAGTTACATGATGGTTTATACGACCCAGCTAATGAGCCATATTTTAAAAGTTATATGGTTGAAACAAAACCACGAACTTCTTTAATTTATATAGTACATCATGCAGACATGATGGCAGCAAGAATTGAATTTGAAAAAGAATGGCTTCCTTCATTAAAAAGTGGTGTGGATAAGCCAAAAAATAATTATACATTGAAGTCAAATAAAAAAACAAGTGTTAAGTCTAAGGCTTTAAACACTATAAAAAGTGAAGGGCTTAAAAATTTATTTGATAAATTATGATAACAACAATAATAATATTAGCAATAATAGTCGTGGTTTTAGGATTTACGACTATTAATCTACTACGTAAAAATGAAAGACAAGAAGATATTCTATTAGGATATCTTAAATATCTAGATAATATATCTAGAGTAATAGAGGTTTCAGATGAAAAAGTTAAAAAAACAGATATTAAGGGCTCATTTGAAGGTGATGATGAAGTAGGACACTTCTTTAAAACAATTAAAAATATTCAAGAAATTCTTAATGATTTTAATATCAAAAAAATCTAAGAATAAATGGATCACATAATTGAGAAAAATAAAAGAGAAAGAAAAGGGCGAGTATATTTTTCAAAAGAAACAGAAGCAAATATAGTTAAATATAATAGTTTAGATCCTATTAAGGATGCTGATGAAAGGAGTGATATATACCAAGATCATATTCATTATCCCTTTTATAAACTTACTCAAAATATAATCCATACATTTAAGTTCTATTATACAGAAGTAGAAAATTTAGAACATTTACAACATGAGTTAATGGTGTTTTTATTATCAAAAATTCATCTATTTAACCCTGAAAATGGAGCTAAAGCTTATTCTTATTTTGGTACTATAGTTAAAAGATGGTTAATAGTATATAATACTAAAAATTATGGTAAAAAGATAAAAAATATACAAATAACAGATTTAGCTAATTATTCTAATTTAGATTCAACAGAACCAGGATTTATTTCATCTCAAAAAATGGATGAAAGTATAGATAAAGTAATACAAGGTGAGTTTGAAGGTGATGAATTATCCAATAAAGGGTATAAATATGAAGATAAGTTGTCTATTTTTATAGATCAATATGTTAAAGAATGTACAGAAAAAATATATGAAATATTCCCTAAAGGTAATGATGCTAAAATAGCAGATGCTATATTAGAATTATTTAGAAAAAGAGATGCTATTGATGTTTTTAATAAAAAAGCCCTTTATATCTATATTAGAGAAATGATTGATGTCAAAACACCAAAAATTACTAAAATTGCTAATGTTTTATATGGTGTATTTAAGGAAAAATATTTATTTTATTTAGAACAAGGGTATTATCCTACCTCAAAGGTTTAGTTTTTTTATATTTATAACCAAAAACTATGAGCCAATTAGATTCAATCATATTTGGGGATAAAAAATTTTCAGACATTTTAGAAGAAATATATAATAACCAAAAGAAAAAATCAGAACAAGTAACAGCATTAATATCAGAACTAAAACCTTTAGTTAATGAAATCGGAGATGCTACTTTAATAGTACCATTAATAAAAGAATATATGGAAATTGGTGTTAAAAATGACGATGCACTGATTAAAATGGCTACTATTATTCAAAGAGCTGTTAATAATTCTAATGAAGATGGTGGGTTAGGAATAACAGAAGATGAAAAAGAAGCATTATTAGCTGAAATGGAAAAAATACAATCTATTAAAGAAAAATAAAACTATTATTTATGGTTTTCAATTTTAAGCAAGATACAAATACTGGGGGTAATAAAGTTAATAATCAAAATACTCCTGCAATCTACCCAGCAAGGGTTAGAAAAGCTATGCTTGAAGGGGAAACACAACCTGAAGCTTTTGATAGTTTAGGAGAGTATCAATCACTTGGAGGTGTATTCTTTAGTTCATTAAATAACCCTAATCCATCTCCATCTTTTACATCTGATAAATTTGCTTTGCCTTTATTTCCTAATATGTCTAATATTCCTTTAGAAAATGAAATTATTTATGTAATTAATCTTCCTAGTAGTAATATTGGAAGTAATGTAAATAGTGTTACTAGTTATTATTTTCAACCTATTAATATTTGGAACAGTGTTCATCATAATGCTGTTCCTGATCCAATTAAACCAACAGGAAATAATTCTCAAACATCAGACTATCAAAAAATTGAAGGTGGGTTAGTTAGACAAGTTACTGATGGTGGTACAGAAATTAATTTAGGTAATACTTTTAATGAAAAAATAGATACTAGAAAATTACAACCTTTTGAAGGTGATATAATATATGAAGGAAGGTGGGGTCAATCTTTTAGATTTGGTTCTACCGTATCTGGTAGTGTTATACCTAATCCTTGGTCTAGTACTGGTGAGGATGGAGATCCTATAATGATACTTAAAAATGGACAACATGAAGAAGATACACTACCATGGATACCTCAAATAGAAGATATTAATACAGATGCTTCAAGTATTTATTTAACATCAACTCAATTAATACCTATTCAAGCAGCTTCTACAAGTTACTTATCTTATTTTTCTCCACCAAAATCAACTAATGAATATAATGGGGAACAAATTATATTAAATTCAGGAAGATTATTATTAAATTCTAAATCAGATTCAATATTATTAAGTTCATTTAATTCAATTAATTTAAATTCTGTTAATAGTGTTAATATTGATTCAAATGCTTTATTAGTAAAATCTAAAAGTATAGCTTTAGGTGATAAAAATGCATCTGAACCTATAATATTAGGAAATAAATTTTTAAAAGATTTTGAGGAACTATGTAAAAATTTAAATTCATTAGCAGCCGTATTTCAAAAAAATACTTTTGGTGGGCCCGGTAATATATCAGCCCCAATATTGGGTACAGCAATACCAGCAAATAAATTATCACTTTCCTCAGCACAAATGGTTAGTAAAATAAATCAATATAAATCTAAAACTACAACTGTTAAATAATGTCAGCACAATCTAAAATAACATTTAAAGCTATAGTTAAAGTAGCTAGAGAATCTGGTGCTTTAGATAAAGAAATTACCAAAATAGAAAACAAGATAATAGATAAAGGTTTAGAACTTATAGAAGAAGCAGGAATAGATCCAACATTATTACCTATTGATGTAAGAGCATTATTAAGAGGAGAAACTCCAAGAGTTGATACAAGTAAATTATTAGCCCCAGAAGTCATTTGTGCCATGCCTCAATTAACACCACAGCAAAAAGAAACAACTACAAGAACTATTAATAATGCTAGAGAAGAAGTAGAAAATATATATACTACAACTAATGCCATAAAAGAACAAACTATGGCTTTAACTTTACCTATAATCTCCCTTCAGCAATCAGCATCATCAGTAGCAACGACTGTTGAAAGCATATCTACTTTACTTGAAGTTTTAAAAAAATTAGCAGTACCAACAGCATCACCCCCAGGAGTAGGTATACCAACAGGTGTTTTAAATACTTTTTCATCTACAATAGGATCTTTATCTGATTTAATAAAAGCAGCAGCTGTTGATATAAGAGTAATACCAAATGCTTTAGGAATAATGACAGCTACTATTAATACTACAATAACTGGTTTGAATGGTTTAAATCAAGTTTTAGATCCATTTTTAAAAGTATTAACAATGGTTAAATCTGTAGTTGATTTACAAGACCAATGTCCTCTTTTAGATCAAAGTGATATTAATAATGTCCAGTCTTTATTATTATCTAACATAACAGGTAATTTAGCTCAAGCTGATTTATTTTCTGGTTTAGGAGATGGTTTAGAAGAAAGTTTACAACCTAATTCACCTAATCCATTTTTTTACAAAAACTTTAGATTTACATTAGAAAATGAAGACCCCAACCCTTATTCTTTTCCATCAAGAAGAATTAGATGTGAAAGACAAAATTCTATTGGGTTTACAGATTTTGAGACAAAACCAATAGGAAGTAATGAACGAGCAAAGACAATACCAGGTGGAGGTAAAGTAATAATTTATAATATTAATGAATTAACAAATCCTACATTAGATGTAGGAGCATATTCATATGCTAGTAGCATCCCAGTATTAGTTGCAGAAGGTAAATTTGCAGTTGATACTTATACTAATAATATTAAACTATTCTCAGCTCCTGTATTTAGAGAAAATGTTGAAAAAATATCAGGTAATTTTCAATATGTTTGGGATTTAACTGGAGCTGAATTAGAAAATGCACTAACTCAATTAGGTTTTAATAGTTTAGAAGAATTATTAGATAGTGAATATGCAGGTGCTCAAGCTTTACCTAGTTTTATAGTATATGGTGGAACACGTGTTAATCTAAATAGCTCTCCTACAGATGTAGAATATGGGGCAGATGCTTTAGTTCAAGATGGTTCATATACAGGAGGAACAGGTATATCCCTATCTTCTTATATCCAATCTGGTACAATACAAGTAAACCAACCTATTAATTTAAGATTACAAACTTTTGGAGGAACAGGAAATCCCGTCCCTAATCCAGGAGGTAATCCAAATCCAACTCCAAGATTTACTGAATCATTATTAACTATTAAAAGATCTGCTGCTATACAAGATGATGTAAATCCTTTTACTGGTAGGATAGAAGGATTTGGGGATGATGGAGCAGTTAAGGAATTTGTTGAAGAGTATGGGCAAGGTGCTTTAGAGATTTTAGGAAATGTTTATGCTACGGCTGAAGAAATAACAGGTGAATTTTCATCAAACCCAGATGTTTCACCCTTAGCTAATTTATCTTTTATAGATAGATTAAAATATGTTTATGATACTTGGTTTGGTGTAAATGGAGAAACTCAAAGAGATAAATCAAATGCAAATAGAAATAGAATAGATACTTTATTTACTAAGTCACAACAGTTACTTTATAATGAAAATGTGCTTTGGTTATCTAAAAGGTTGTTTGGAAATAAAGATGAAAATGCTAATATTAGAACTGAAAAATTTAAAAATACAGTACTACGTTTGGATGGAAAAATTGCTTCTGATATAGCTATAGGTCAAGATGTAAGTTATGGATTTTATAATGATCTAGATGGGGATGGAGCATACAGCGCAGGTGAAACAGTTTCTATAAATACAGTTAATAAAGCATATGCTACAACAAATGAAAATTGGTATTGGACAGCTAGATTAAATTCATCTTCTGAAGAGTTAAATAGAGCTGTAAGTGGTAGAGGTAATGCTAAAGCTGCTACACTTGGCATGTTATATTTTGGTTTAAGACAATTTGTAGCTAAATATATAGAATTATATGGTGATAGAACAGAATATAATAATGGAGCATGGATTTCTCCCTCATCAGGACTTCCTTTAATACCAGGCAATGTAGGACCTGATAATGAAGATATTATTGTAGCATTACAAGAAACTCAAATTGCTGGAGTAAACCAAGAAATAAATCAGATAGTAGGATCATTAGATATATTAGGAACATATACATATGATTTAGAAATAATTGATAGTAGTCCTGCAATAGGTGGGCCAGATACTAATTATCCAACTAATTATACATTCCTTACCGTAGAAGATATAATAAAATAAACTAATTTAATATTTATAAATAAAATGAAGACATCAGCATTAAAAACAATAATAAAAGAAGCCGTTAGAGAGGCTATTCAAGAAGAATTGAAGGAAATTTTATTGGAAGCTGTTAAAACTCCAAAAGTTATAACTCAACCAACATATACAGCTCCTGTAATGGAAAGTAAGGCTCCAATATCTCCACAAACACCAACAATGACCGCAGAAGCTAAAAGATCTGCATATGAAAATATATTAGGTGATACTGCAGCTTTTAATACTAATAGTGTACAACAATTCCAACCACAAGCAGGAATGGACGTAGCAAATGGTACTTTACCGTCAGGAGAAGTTGATATGAGTCAAATAGCAGGTTTGATGGGTAAATAAAAAATAATGGCAAGAATAATAGATAATAAATTTCCAATTGATCTTACTCCTAGTGTAGCAGTAGGGTATGGTTTCCCCTTAGATGGGCCAGCTGTATTTATTCCTACATATACTACAAGAGAACAAACAAAAGCTAATTTATTAAATTATTTATTAACTAATAGGGGAGAAAGAGTATTTAATCCTTTATTTGGGGGTGATTTAAGAAGTTTACTATTTGAAGGAATATTAGAGTCTACACAAAGTGAATTACTTCAACAAATCCAAGATCAAATAGGTCAATTTTTCCCAACAGTGCAGATTGAAGAAATAAAATTTCAAAATCAAGAAGATAGAAATATAATTAATTTTATCCTAACATATCAAATAGTAAACTTTGGGGTAACAGATACACTTAATATAGAACTACAATAATGGCTAATTTAAAAAGAGATATAAGATATACTGATAGAGATTTTAATTCAATTAAAAATCAATTAATACAGTATTCTAAAACATATTTTCCTGATACTTATAATGATTTTACAGAATCATCAACAGGAATGTTATTTATTGAAATGGCTGCTTATGTAGGTGATGTAATGTCTTTATATTTAGATAATCAAGTACAAGAAACCTACATACAAAAAGCAAGACAAAATCAAAATTTATATGCTTTAGCTTATTCTTTAGGTTATACACCTAAAGTAACAACAGCAGCTTCTACAATTATAGATTACTTTCAACAAGTCCCGGCTGTAATAGAAAATGGTGTATATGTTCCTGATTATAATTATGCTTTATTAATACCTGAAAATACACAAATTACATCTACTCAAAATAGTAGTATACAATTTATAACAGAAGATGTAGTTGATTTTTCAGCATCTAGTTCATTAGATCCAACAATAGTATCTGTATATCAAATATTTAATGGTAATCCAACTTATTATTTATTAAAAAAATCAAGAAAATCTATATCTGCTACTATAGAAACAACAGATTTTACTTTTACAAATGCTATAAAATTTGACACTGTAAATATAAATGATAACAATATTATAGGGATATTAGATGTATTTGATACTAATGGAAATCAATGGTATGAAGTGCCTAATTTAGCTCAAGAAAATGTTTATAATTCTATAAGAAATACAAACACAAATGACCCAAATTTTATATCAGACCCAGAAGTACCTTATTTATTAGAATTAAAAACGGTACAAAGAAGATTTGCTGCACGTTTTGTAGATTCTGGTTCATTACAAATGCAATTTGGAGCTGGAAGTACTAGATCAACTACAGAAGAAATAATACCTAACCCTGATAATGTAGGTTTAGGATTACCTTTTGAAAAAACTAAATTAACAACAGCCTTTTCTCCAGTAAATTTTGTATTTACAAACACTTATGGAATTGCTCCTTATAATACTACTTTAACAGTAAGATATTTAACTGGTGGGGGACAAGCAGCTAATGTAGAAGCAGGATCTTTAACTTCAATTGATACATCCCAAGTTACTTTTGTTAACCAACCTATCACAGCAGCTTCTCTTACAACAACATTAGCAAATGCTATGTTTTCTTCTTTAGCATCAAATAATCCTGAAGCAGCAGATGGTGGAAATGATGGAGATAGTGTTGAAGAAATAAGACAAAATTCTTTAGGTAATTTTCAAAACCAATTAAGAACAGTAACAGCACAAGATTATTTAGTTAGAGCATTATCAATGCCTTCTAATTTAGGAGTAATAGCTAAAGCACATACTCAACCACAAAAAATAGGTGAATACCAATCAGGAGAATTACCATCAGTTTTGTGTTTATATATTTTATCATATGATGAAAATAAAAATTTAAGAATAGCATCTGATACTTTAAAAAGGAATTTATCAACATATTTATCTGAATATAGAATGATTAATGATTCTATTGATATTAAAAATGCTTATATTATTAATATTCAATGTAGTTTTGAAATAGTTGTTAATCCTAATTTTAATAATAGTGAAACATTAACTTTAGCTATAACGGCACTACAAGATTATTTTAATATAGATAATTGGCAAATAAATGAACCTATTATAATACAAAATATTTATGTTTTATTAAGTAAAGTACCAGGAGTACAAATAGTAAAAAATATAGAAATTAGTAACTTAACAGGAGCAAGTTTAGGATATAGTGATTTTGCTTATGATACAACATCAGCAACTATAAATGGTGTAGTTTACCCATCAATAGACCCTATGGTGTTTGAAGTAAAATATCCTAATCAAGATATACTAGGTAAAGTAGTAGCAATATAATATAATAAAAAATGGCAAATAGAAAAATATTCCCTACAAAAGATGCTTCAATGTATACTTTATCTCAAAGTATGAATACAGGGTTAGATGAAATTTTAGAAGCTACTACTAATATAGATAAAAATACTCCTCAAGTAAGTAGATATGTACTTAAATTTTCTCAGGATGAAATCAACACTTGGGTTACTTCTAGTGTGTCAGGTTCAGTTACAGGCACAACAGCTGGGGTTATGGTACTTAATGATCCAAATTTAATAAGACCAGAGTCATATCAAAGATTTGAAACTAAAGGATTATCATATCCAACAAGTTCAAGAAATAAATTTGACGCTATAGTAGAGCCATTATACTCAGGTAGTCAAAATCCAAATGAACCGGTATATGCAGGTGGAAGTGGAACAGGTTTACAACTCTTTTTAGCAACAGGAGCATCATATTTCAAACCAGGAGTTAGTTTAAGTGCATCAATCGCAACAAGCAATGCAGGTGGTCAACCTGCTGATGCTGGGTCTAATATGACAGCTCCAGACGGTAATTATGGCCCATTTGCATTTAATAGAGGTGCAACAGGAAATGAAGTAGCAGATACACAAGGTGCAACTGTAACACTTATATGTAAAAATAATAGATTTGAAGATGCAATTGTAGGAACAACAGCATTAACTTCAGGTGCTGAATTATTTGGCTCAGATGCTGAAACAGGTGCTATTCCTTCTTATGGAGAATCTAATGCAGCAACAATGACTGTTTTAGCTGCAGATTTAATAGCTGCAGGTATACAATTTGAATCGGGTGGATTAGTTGCAGGTCAAAATGTTTTAGCTGATTTAACTCCTAATCCATTTAATACAATGGGTGGACAATTTGGACCATTTGAAATTAATTTAGATTTAGCAAATATAACAGGTGGGACACAACAAACAGGTAATGGTGGAGCTCTTACATTACAGGCAGGAGTTGGAGCATTAGTTTTAGCAGATTTATTTTCTGTTATAACATCTAATCCTACAAATTGTGGGCCAGATGGAACTATTAATGGTGTTACTTTAATAGGTACTAGTAGTAATACTGGAAGAGCAGATGTTACAATAACAGGTAATACAATAGCATCCCCAGTAACTGTAACAACAGCAGGAACAGGATATAATGCAGGAGAAGTAGTTACAATTGCAGCAGGAGCATTAGGAACAGGATTATT